AATACTCAGTTTCCGCTTCGTGGCTCATATCCTTGACTCCTGTATTGTTTGATACCATCGCTTCAACATTTCTCTATCACTGGGAGATTGCATTGCGCTTATCGGAATAGCGGGCGATCCAACAACGATAGTATGCGGCTCTACATCATGGGTAACAACCGCACCCGCCCCAACCACTGCAAATTCACCAACAGTTATTCCCGGCAAAATCACTGCACTAGCACCTAAAGAACAATTGCTTTTTAAATTTGGGGGTTGTGCATTATAATCGTGATTGCCGACGCGAGGATATTTATCATCAGTAGCGATAACATGAGGTCCACAAAAAACATTTTCTCCCAAAATCGAGTTATTAGGAAGAAAAACGCCAGTCTGCAACCTGGAATTATTTCCGATCACCGTTCCTTTGCCGATCCAGCAGCTTGAACCAACAACAACACTCGTTCCGAGTTTCGCTCCTGCGCACACACTGACATAATTCCAAATCTCGGTTCCTTCCCCTATTTCAGCGGTGCCGTGAATGTCACAAAATTGACGAATCATTACGCCGGGCCATTTATGATGAGGGCATTTTTCTTTTTGTCTCTTGGCGAAGTTACAATTGTAACAGAGAACCTGAAAACCCGGCGGATAATTATTTACTCTCAACCAATTAGGCAAACTGTGACGCTGTTTGCGATTGTCTCTTCGCTGTTGCGCACCGTCGCCTCTCATATGATCTAATGACAAAAATTCTATACGATTCTCACCGCAACAAGCACAGAAATTTTTACCTTGTGAATAAAATTCAATAGCAGCCAAACGCGCCTTTAATGCTTTACGTGTTGAGTATGTGCGGTTAGAATAACTTTTCTTTTTGCAAATCCTACAAACCGACTCGGGGAGCCTTATATTCGGATCGTAACCCGCTGTGCGTTTATTAAATGCTGCTATCGGTTTGACCGATTTGCATTTCGTGCAACATTTTGTTGTTGAGCTTGGATCAAGCCGTCTCGGAATTTTGAAACACTTGCGACAATGAACCGAACGATCATCCCTCGTTTGACTACCGCAAATTGCACAATGCCCAGGTTTCATTTATCGTCCCAAGTCATCTTGACAGCCATATCCTCTAGTCCGTCCGCCGTGCGGCGCTGACCGAATATTCCGGTGATCTCCCAGCCGTTACCGTTCCGTTTCGGGCGTAAGTCCACCGGGCTAATATGGCCCATCACCTGATCCATGTCGGCCCAAATTTGAAAGCCCGCTTTGTTTATCTTATGAGACAAGCTCACGTCCTCACCAGCTACTTTGCCATCAGGCGTCACGAGATTTTCGAATACTGGCGATGGGATCTCCTCAAACACGCGTTTTTTAATAAGCATTCCAGCCGAACCTGCACCGGCCACCGGAATAACCCCGGAGAGATAATTCAGTTCTTCCCAGCGGTAGGCTTCGCAAATCCCCTTATCAATGTCCAAGTCTTTATAGAGAACCGGCAGAAACGGCGGGCCACGGCGTGAGCAAAGCGGCACTATCACGTCAACATCGCGGGCAAGTAGGTTATAAAGCAGGTCCGGCTCGAATGTATGATCGTCGCCCATGATAAACAACCAATCGCCTTTCATCTGGCTTAGAATCGTCTCCATGTTGAGTGTCACATTTGAGCCGGGCATCCTAAAAGAATGTGTCCCTACCGGCACCCGTAGTCCCTCGATTGAATGCTCGAAATCGAGGTAACGCGGCGTCGTACCGCAGGGTATTCCTACAGTCCCACCGGGAAATGCGTCGTTGTAAGGCCACACTTTATGTGATCGAACTCCAGAGCACGCCGCCCGCAGCGGCACCGACTTCTGTCTTGTAGTTCTCCGCTATCGTGGCGTCCGTTGCGCCCCAGTCTTCGATTGGCTTTGAATTTGTGCCGCTGAAGAAATTCCGGTAAATCGCTACCGATAGAGTCGAGGTCAAATCAGTCCCGGTAATGCCGGCGGTGATAGTCGAATCTTTAAGCGCATGCAATTCGTTGTCGCGGTAGATACCCCAACCCAAAACTCCGCCCTGCAGTGTGGCATTGGCCCAGGTGCCACCCTTAAACGCAATGACATTTTTCTCAACGATAAAGTCCTTAGCGTCTCCCATCTTTAGCGCTGGCCCTTGAGCGCCTGTCACCTCGAAGTAATTATGACTGATAAGCACGTTTGCCGGCGCTGACGTGTAGGTTGTCCCTGCATGGCCCGCGCCGATTGTCGCCACGTTTGCTGCCGGTGTCGCCATGTCAAAGCTGCAATCGTGGATATAGAGCCGATGGGCTCCTGTCGTCCATGTAATAGCTGTTGCGGCCGTGATCGGGATGATACGCAGGTTGCAAATCTCAACATCCGCTGCCGATACCGTCATTATAGTTGTCGCGGCAGTCGATTGCGTGAGGCTCGCACACGGGCGTAGAAAGTTGCTTGTCTGAAGCCCTGTTAGGTGCACATCGGACTTACTCATTGTGAGCGCCGTCGAGACTGTGTGAGCACCGGGAAGCAACACAATCACATCACCCGCGCCGTCAGTGCAGTAGCTTAGAGCCTGATTGACGGTAACAACAGCACGCTCGGGAGAATCCCCCGGCTGTCCGTCGTCGGCTGAGTAAGAGCGCCCCTCTATGTAGTAACTTGCCGAGGGCGCTACCCAGAAGACGCGCCCGCGATGCACCGGCACCGCGCCCCAGAAACTGCCATATTTTGTCATGTATGCCATTTGTGTCTCCTTTGCGCTGCGGTTTCCTCTTACCTTATTCCACGCACAGCGAACGTGTTAGGATTGTGAGGCACTATTTGGTTCGATTACCCTCACCACTACTCAAAAAACAGTAAATACTTGGACGGGCGGCGGCCGCCGTCTCTGCGCACTCTACTTCTTGACGTGTACGTACACTCCGCCTTTTCTGAGTCTGCCAGCGCGTTTCATGCTGAGTGCTTCGGCCACTGCTTGCTTTTGCGGAACTCCCTCGTGCATGAGGACGCTGATCTTGTCGCCCACCATGTCCGCACCCATATCCTGCTGCGGGTAACAGGTTGGCTCTTTGAAACCTACCTTGTTCATGTTGCGGCCGGTGGGACCGGGTGCGGGTGGATAGCGTCTCATTGTGGCCTCAGTACTTTCACTTCGTTCACATTCATCATTTCGAAGATTTCCCCAAGCACAAATAACTCGCCGTTGACAACACGAAAATTAATCTCATGGATCTTAGTATGACACTTGGGATGAACCGCCCAGAGATTAGCCAAGTCGTGATTAGGCGATTCGGTTTCTCCTGAGCCGTCCCGATGATGAACGTAAAATTTTCCATTAATCGGCTCGCCGCACTTTTCACACTTGCCGTCAGCGCGTTCAATCGCTTTTGCCCAGTTGCCGCCCATGTGGTATCTAACGCGAGATTGCCAAGCCCAATGCGGGTTAGTTTCTCTTTTGCGCCTTGCGTATTGTCTCCCCGCGTTCCTTTGTTGGCATTGAACTGAACAATATTGTTGATCGAAACCACCTTTGTAACTTCGCCGTACAAACCACTTTTTGCAGTACGGGCAACGGAGTTTTGCCGTTCCATACTTCTCTTTTGTCTTTTCGCGCCGTAGATCATTTTGCCGCTGATTGTTACAAGCTACTCCGCAAGTAAGCGCTTTGGGCCGATGAGCCGGACGAGGAAATTCTTTGTTGCAGATAACACAAACATTGGTTTCCATAAATACCCCCTTTACGGAGAGTACTGTCATAGAAACTACATTTTGTCAATGCCATCTGCAACATGGTTCCAAATTCCCTTTATTTAACTTACACTTGCACCAAGTATGAAACGCCAGTCAATCCAGCAGTTACCGAATACGCTATATGATCTCCACTTCCCGACCAAGGTATCGAAATCTTCGACCATGCTGAATTCGCCCTTAACCGCGTCCAACCATTTCAACCCGAAATCTTTCGCCATCGCGCTATCGATCATAAACCAGTTGGTGGCACTGTTGAGCTCGATCCACTCGACAACCTCGGTCTTTCCCTGGTTGTAGTTCACGTTGTTATTCGGAGTGTCCACCTTGCCGGCTGACTTAGTGATCTCGTAAGCAGCCTCGGCCACCGCGGGAGATTTCGGAACAATCAGCATGTTGGGCCGAACTTCAATCCGTTCTGCCCTGTCGCCCTTAAAATTATACATCTGGAACAGTGCTGCGGTGTAAGTAACCGCGTTCAGCGAAGTCGTCACTAGGTTGTCGAAGCCTGTAGCGGTCGAGGCTCCGGATGTCGTTGTGTGCGAGTTAGAACAAAGCGCCACGCCCTCTGAATGACTATAGAAGAACGAGTCATTACCAAAAGCGAAGTTGAACGGGCGTGCCGCAAACGCGCTCCGAGTGCGGTAAAGCGAGCCTGCGAGTGCTTTTGGCTTGCCTTCAATCAAGTTGTGCTGATCGGTGTCGAACAAGCGGCGCTGGATCTGGATGCCCTTGGCAAATTCCAGAGGCGTCACCGCAACGTCATACCCCTGGTACACGTCATCGTAATCGACACTTCCGAGAAAGCGCCCGGTGTCGTCCATAGTTCCCAAGGTGCTGAACCGCTCCGTGATCTGGGAGCTGGTCGCCATGCCGTAAAACCGATCGATCATGTCCGGGACATTCGTGAACCGCTCGTCCCAGATCTTCTGGAAGCGCGGGTCCAGTACATCCGCCATATTGTCAGTGCGTAACATAGTTTTCTCCTAAAGGGTTGAGTTGCCGGGGCATCATGGGCGCCCCGGCTCGCCCTTTAGAAGTTAGATCGTTGTCGAACCGAACCAAATCTGATCGCCCAAACAGAACTCAAACTGTGTAGTGTAGCGGTTGCCCGGTATGAAATGCACTGCCACGATATCCGCGCCCGCGCCGGTTGCCGCCGAGCCGTCCGCCTGTCTCAAATCGCTTGTCCAGGTGATATTACTGTTCCCATCCGAGGATGCCGCACCGTCGCCCACATCGTAGTAAGGCGAAAACAAGAACTGATCACCAATGGCAATGGCTTCCTTGAACGGCGTCGTGGGAACAAAGCTAGTCGAGCCTGTATGCGTTGTCGGTACACGTCCCTCACCCGCCACGCCGTTCTGATAGCGCCAAACAAATCCGCCTTTCATGTCATTGGCTGGCACGTTGGCTGCATCGGTGATGAGTACGCCGCCTGAGCTGGTAACGGTGTTGGTAAGCACTGTCAACGCTGTTGACGCTGTTGTGGCACCGGAGAGTAACATATTGATAATCAAGCCGGGGTTGATGTCCACTTCGACCGTGGCCGGAGCGCCCTGCGCCAGGATTGTCGCCTGGACTGTCGAATAGGCGTAAGCGTTGTCGCCCACGCATAGCCCGAGGGCGTTGGCTGCTCCCGTTGTCGTGGCCGGTCCCGCGCCGGGGTTGCCTGCTACCGTCAATGCCGGTGTGCCTAATGCGGCGTTAGCCGCCCACGTAGCGCCGAGAAAGTACCGTTTCACATAGTTCTGTCCATAAACATAACCTGCTGCACGTCCCATTTTTAACTCCTTTGTACCGCCCGCCACGTAGTAGCGGCGGCTCTATAAACTCTTTGTTTTGCCTGTCTTAAGCGCCATTGAATATAGTCGTTCCAGCCCGGTAGCGACTTCGGCTCGAAACAAATCTCGGGATATTGCTCCTCAGCCACAAACATCGTCCCACCGCCTGGTGATCGGTCGGTGCGGTCCTTACAATCCTCACACTGGCCGTCCGTCCTGTAGGGGTCATGGCCTGCGGCATTAGCCACATAGAACCGGCGATACTTGTAGTATTTAGGATCGAACTTGTAGCGGCAGAAAGAACAGAGGATGACGGGCTTTCGGAGGGAAACTAGCTCTAAAACCCAAGTGGCGGGAGATTGGTATCCGTTTGTCTTTGTGCGTCTTCCGGGATGCTCGCCGGCTTTGGCAATTTCCTGTATTGAGAATCCTTCTCCTAGTTTCGCATTAATGGGAACAAAGACGTGACGGACGCTCATTTTTGAGGTTGCCTCTTTTGCCAGCGCCGAAACTCATCCTCTCTATCGGCCTGTGAGGTGTGGGTGCGGTTCCAGTAGGCTATCAAGTGCGCCGGTGCCTTGTTGATGTCGAGCTTGCCGTTTGATTGGTGATTCCCGGCCCCGCCCATGTCCACCGGCATGACCGGAGGCGGCGGCGGCGCTGCTTTTAGTTCCGCCTTCTTTTTGATCGCCTCAATAGAGCCGTGAGCTAGTTGCAATGCTACCCGCTCCGTTCTCTGGTCCGCTGGATGTCCGAGCTGTATTAACTTGGCGTATTCGATCTTGGCGCGCGTGAACTCCTTTGAGTTCTTGTCAGCCAGCTCGGGAATCAGCTCCATGTACTCGTTTATTTCAACCTTCGCCCGTTCAATCGGCTCGTTCTGTTGTCGCTTTTCCTGCTCTTCCTCGCGAAGCCTTTTTGCTTCCTGGCGGGCAAGAAGTTGCATACCCTGCGCGCGTGTGATTGCTTTGGTTTCTATCGCCTGCTCAATCTGTTCAGCCGTGAATACCTGCTCCTCTACCTTTTCCTTTTTCTGTTCCTCTAGTGCGCGAAGCCGCTCCTCTAGCCGGATCTTTTCTAACCGCTCGGCCTGAAGTTGCTCCTCTGCTCGCTTTGCCCGTTGATACTGCTTGCGCGCGTAGATAGCCGATGGAGAACGAGGGTCGTAGACACCTTCCTTCTCGGGTTCCTTTTGGGGCGTCTCTTCGCCCGGCTCCTCTACTTGAGGCACTACTTGAGGTTGTTCTTGTGGTTCAACTTCCGGGGTTTTTTCCGGCGTTTCCATACGCGCTCCTTTTTTATGGCTGTTAGGGAGATTTGCAGCCGCACTCTTTACGGCAAGAGTGGACAGAACCGAAATGTACTGAGTGGGAGAATACGCCTAAGTTGTTAGGTTGGCAAGGACTTTCAATTCCTCGGCAGCCTTGGCACCAGATTCTATCAGCGTTTTTGCCACCGTGAGCGCCGTCTCATAGGCACGGGCGGCAGCGGCGTGTTCCTGCTTGCGGCACAATGTCTCGGTGTACTTCTGCGGGTCGAAGATGCCCTTGTCTATCTCGGCCTGGTATCTGTCGCGCGCTGCCGCGTGGAACTTCACGAGGGAGTTGATATGACGCCCGTAAAGTTCCCACCGAGGATCACTCACAAGGCCGCTTATCTCCTCCCCCACGTACTGAGCGGTTTTCAGTTGCGTGACGTGGTCGGCTTTTCGCTTGTCGGCGTCGGCTCTGAGGTAGCCGCGCATCTCCTCAAAGGAAGTTCCCATTACTTCTTCCTCACGTCCGTAATGAATTTCGCAGTGAATCGCTTTGGGAAGTTGTTGCCCTTGAGCATTACGGCTTTCGACAAGTTCTTGAGCCATATCGCAACCCCGCGACGGTCAAAATCGGTCAGAATATTGCCATCGCAAAGGGTCAACTTAGCCCGGTAATTTGATTTCATTTTTTCCTCACGTCCGTAATGATGCTGGGGTCGAAGACAACAAAGTTACGGGTGCCCTCTTTGTAGGCTTCACTATGCGCCCACCGTTCAGCTTCAGCCATCGTACCAAACGCTTGACGTGATTTGCCTACCACTGCAATAAATTGTTTCGCTGGGTCACCTTTGCCCTGAAGATTAATAACTTGCCATGATTTCCTGCTCCCCTGGTCCAGATACTTGATACCGGGGATGCCTGCTTCACGTAAAAAGTCACTTGCGTCTTTTGCAGCCTGCCCCTTATTCCAGCCTTTAATACCCGTCAACATCTGATAGATTTCTTGGCCCGTTTGATTAGCTGTGCCTACGTTTCTCAACCGCGCTACCATTTCAGCTTTAGTTGCGTCAGTAGGATTCTGCATAAAGTCTGCTTCAGCCCGCTTGAATGCTTTAACGATTGCGCCCATCAAGTTCTTTTTCACTTCCGGTGCCTGCTCGCTCAGCGGCTTGTCCCAGTCCAGCATCTTCGCCACGTGCTCGTCAGGGATGTTGACTTGATAGAGGTTGCCACCTCGAGGCGCACCACCTGATTTGATTTGTTGCCATGTCCTATCCATGGGGGCATACGTCTTAGCCACCTCCGGATTCTCCGCAAAGTACAGCCCATGCCCGTATGACTGCGCGCCCTGGCCGGTGCCTATCTTGGACATGTCGGGGCGGGGCTCGGTGGCCGGTGCAATATTGCTCAGGCTACGTTTGTCAAAGACTACAATTTGTCCTTCTGTTACCAGACCATCGTAACCTAATTTCCTAGCCCCCGTATTGATAAAATGCCCGCTTAGTTGTCCATCTATTTTCATTAAGGCGCGGTTGAGTTCGTAATTCGTTTTAGAGTTCAACACTGCCGTTGCTTGTGTAGCACTAACTGAATTTAATCTTTTCGCTTCATCTAAAGCGGCATTAGCTAATGATTGTATATTGGGATTTGGTTTATCCCACAAAAGAGGGTTTTTAAGATTCACATCGGCGCCTAAAACTTGTCGCGGCACATTTGGACGCGTTACCAGGCTTTCCACATCTTGCGGTGTTCTTCCGAAATAATAACCCTCGCCATAAAATGCACTTTTTAGCGACGGTTTTCCTTCAAATCCTTCCGGCCCGCGATTGCTATATAACCGCTTCGGTGAAGAACTTGCTGCCCACTCGTGCGGCGTGCCGTGGTAGGCAATGGGCATAGCCTCGCCCAGCCGCTGGATGATATCCGATTGTTGCCCGATTGTGGGCGGGTTTTTGATTCCAGAGGCGAGAAACGTTTCCGGCGACTGTTTCATTTCGCGGTATTGTTGCTGCGCGTAGCTAGGAACAAGCGAGTTGAGCATCTGGGAAAAGCGATCGGAGAGGGTTGCTCTCTCGGATGGCGTTAAGAGAGTTGCTTTGTCCCAGGAGTCGAAGAGGCCCATGTCACATTACGCCGCCGTTAGTAGCGCCCGGATTGATGCTCGCATCCATGGGGCGGTTCGGCTGCACGGATGGCGCGCCGCCGGACGGCCCCGGTGCTCCGCTGACTGCGTTCTGGTTGCCTTGCTGCCCGCCGCCCTGTTGCTGTTGAAATTGCTGCATGGCCGCTACCATCATCTGCTGCTGTATCACCTGCTGTTTTAGCTTTTCCACCCAGGCGTCGAGGATCTGAATTTGTGTCGGGTTGAAGAGCGCCTTTTCCGGCCCGCTCATGTGGAGCATAAGTTTCTGCAGGTGATTGATTGCCCCTTCGAGCGGCTGCGCTACCGGCATCATCTCTAGAAAACGGTCTTCGAGGATTAGATCGAGGACTTCCTCGGCTAATACTTTCGGGCCTGCGGGCATCTGGGGCGGGCGCTTGAAGTACTTGTCCGGCTCCAGGTCCAACGCTTTACACTTATCTGTGAGCAAAACGTACATACTTTCGAGGTCGGCGAGGCCTGCTTGGAATGCCAGCGGCGTGATGGCGAGCGCGATGATCTGATCTAAGTTTTGCGATAGGACTTGCTTGTTGGTGTTGGTCAGCGTCGCCTTAAACTCGAACTCCACGTCAACATCGAGCTCCGACCTATCGACCGTCACATAGGCGTCTTGTCCCTGCTCGCTTACTCCGATTATTCTGACTTCTTTTCGCTGGGGCAGGAATCTTCGGTTGAGCCGGTGCATGATCTCGAAGATTTCGGCAAGGCCGGAAAGTAAACGGCGAAGTACTTGCTCGGATCTCGAATCAGCTTGACCCATGAGAGAAGTGAGCGAACCAACGTTTCGGAGAGCTGAACTTCTACCCATTGGGACGCGTCCAAGGGAAACATCACTAAACATCTGGATGCGCTCTGCGAACTGCTGGTAAAGGGCAATCGTATTAAGAGCATAGGCGGAATCCTTTGTTGGCCAGACGGGGAAGTTAATATCGCCCGCGGGATCGTCCAGCGGTATCCCCACAGCGGGCTCTATTCTAATTGGCTCCGGGCGCATGCCGCTTGCCGCCCGGTAGGTGAAAAAGGGCGTGTTTGTGATCGTTCCCCAGTCCTCATGTTGCTCAAGGGCGGTTTGCATGTGGCTCTGGATATTCTCTAAAAGTTCGCTCTGAGATAGTCCTAGCACCCGATTGGGTATCGAGATAAAACTTTTAGCGGAAAATGGACGGCGAAGCGGCACACCGGGATACATTTCGGTTAGTAAGACAACTTTACAAACGATATCGGGATCGCGGAGGCACCAGACGATAATATCCTCCTCTAGCCCATCCCCGTTCACGTCCTCACGGCCGAACCAGACGATCTGGGATAAGTCGTCACGCTCAGTTGTGCGTTCGGTGTAGGTGCCTTCCATCTCGTCTTTTTGTTGTTTGGCCTCATCGGGCTGTGTGCCGGTGCCAACGGGGGATTTTCCTTTTTCTATTTTCTCCCAGTCGTCGGCTGTTAAAAGATCATAGGTTTTATCCGCCATGCGGCGCCGGACAGTATCCTTGGTAACGGTGGTTAGACGCGCCACGTACCTTGCGCCGCGTGGGTTGGAGGCCGTTGGCGGCTGGAGGTTGGCCGCGCGCGCCGGGAAAATCACATCCTCAAAATCCTCCACACTGATGCACGGGCCGTCGTGGGTAGTCTGGCGGCAAATAATATGTGCCTCAATATTCCGCTCATCCTGGGATACATAGAAATTGACGAGACAGTCCTTAACTTCGCCCGGGTGCTCCTCATAGCGCACTTCCCATTCCCAGGGGGAGCCTTTTTGACTTGCTACCGCTTGCGGGCCGAACATTTGCTGCAGGTAGAGGGTAAGTTGGGCTTCGGGATTGTCGGCTATCGGCGGGAACAATCGGACATCGTGGTAGGATTCCGACTCCTTCACCCAGTTGGCGAAGAGAAAGGCCGCCTCATCCTC